GTTTCGTGCTGTTCCTCGCAACGTCTACGGTTGCCGCCGAGACCTGCCGTTCTCCCCCCACGCTGGCGCCCTCTTCGCCAGAGAACAGCGCCCAATGAGGATAGTCACCAATGGAAGCAAACCCGTAGCCGGGTTGCTGAACCATCACGTGAATGTATTCATCTTTCGAATGGATGTTGCCGTTGCGATCAAATGAGTTGAGGCCTCCAGGCATACCGATATCAATGTAGATATACCGTCCGGCTTGCGGCACAGTGCGGATATGCTCCACCATATACTGCAATTCAGCGCCGACCTGGAGCGTGGCGTTGTCCCTAGTGTAAATCTGCAGGCCCATATTCCCAGGCCCGAACCACTGATTAATCACATAGCGCGCGGTGGGGAACTGGCTGATCGGCGTTGTGCCGACCCGTATGTCCTCGATCTTCAGCGGCCCATAGCCGAAGTCCAGAATCATGCGCAGCGTCTGCACTGGACCCGAAGAGATGACATAGGGATCAACCGCCATGTTAGGCGTCAGCCGAGCGCGGCCGAACAGCTTGGGGACAGGGCCGTAGCGAGCAATCGAGTTCGCCCCGCCGGACACGCCATAGAGGCTGTTCTCAGCGGGAGCATTCCCGGTATCCGGGTTTGCAGTCATGGCACGGTTGGACAGACTAGGGGGGCGCACGAAAGCCGACAACGCCAGCGTCCCGGCAATGCCGATCGCTGCTGCGATGCCCGCCTCAACCGCACCGACCGTAGCCGCAGACAGACCTGACGGAAGAATCGCCCCCGCGATGGCTGGCGCGGCGTACCACGCCACGACCATGATAGCGATGGCAGCGACCGCCGTGAGAATCTGCTTGCCCATGCCGCCGCCGCCACCGCCGAAGTTCCCTGGGCGAATAGCGATCAACAATCTTTGACCGGGCTTTAGGCGAATCTTACTCCAGTACCGGCGATCAATCTCGTGTCCCCCCAGGACCACGGAAGTAAAGTCTAGCGCAGCCTCGTCCCAAGAAACCGCCGCCAGCATCTCGTCGATCGTCAGGCCTTCAGGCAGGACATGGGTGAATGTATCACTGCTGATAGCCTGCGGTCGAGTTAGGACTTCCATCTGCCGATCCTCGCCAGTAGCTTGTTCCACAGCCCCGCATCGTACTTCTCGATGCAGGTGAGTCTTCCCTCCATGCAATGGATGAACCGACCTTCGCCGATCACAACCCCGCAATGGACGGCTAGCTTACTCTGTGGGTCTCGAAACGCCAGAACGTCGCCCGGCCTTTCGTTGCCCTGAGCTATCTGCTCCCAGTCCGCCCACCCTGACATGATCAAACGGGCAGCTTCTTCGGAATTAGCTTCGCTGTACTGTTCATAGCGGGGCACGGAGAGGCCGTAGCAGCGCGCTAAGGTAAGCCATACCAGCCCCCAACAGTCTACCCCCTCCAGAGAGCTGCCTCTGTTGAGATATGGCGTTCCCACTAGGTCGGCTGGGGTCATGCGAACATTCCCGGGTTCTGTGCAGGGTCATAATCCGAGATCGGATAGCCAGTTTGCCAGATGCTGTCTGGAATAAGGGTGGCGCTAACGACAGTGGAAGTTACGGAGGCCTCCCGCAGCCGCAGCCCCGTCGTGGTCAGTACGACAGAGTCTGGCTCGTCAGATATGATAACTTCCAACACGACGGTAGGAGACCAGTGCAGCGCACGAATGCTCTGCCAGATTACAGGGTCCACATTGTCGATTTCTACCGTGGCGCTGGCCGCGATGATGCTATCCACATCCTCGGGCAGCGTAATCTTAAACGGCCATCCGTAGAACAACATACCCCGAGAGGTGATGTTCTCCGAATTATTCACGACATGCAGATCCGGCCACCAGCCTTGAAACTGGATGGTGAGCAAAACCAGAAACACCGCATTGGAGTTCTGGCGCTGCGCTTCAATGATAGCGCGGGGGGTGAGGGTCCTAGGCAAATTGAAGCTCCAACCTCATGGAGACATCAAACCAGGGCTTGATATCTACGCTGCTAGAAACCTCCGGCTCAGCAGCGAACCGAACCAGAACAGTCTCATTTGTGATCGGATGCTGAATGTTGAACGGCGAGGCGCCCCCCTGGCAATCGACTCGCCAGAATGTCCAGAACGCATCGTAGTCATTCCAATGCAGACGAAAGTTGGTCTGATATTGATACCAGACTTTCGTATAGCGCCGCCTCGTCTTGGGATAGCCGTCCTCCACCTCACTGCGGATCACCGGCTTGACCGGAACCTGCTGCCATGTGGAGGGGGGACGGAAGGGCCATGCAGAAGGCATCACACCCTCCCCGGTCGGCTAAGGTTGTAGTTCTGGCGCATTGTACCGTCGAAGCGACCAGCGGTCATGCCCTTCTTCACGATCTCCTCCACGAAGACCTCCAGGGTACGATTGCCCATAGAGTCAGTGCTCTCGTGAGCACGAACCTGACTGTTGGAATTATTGTAGATGTTGACAGTCATGGCGCCCTCAGTCCCATTTACTTCCGGGAATATATAACCGGAAGATCCGGGAACGAAGAGCTCAGGACGACGCTCACCTACGATATATGGAGTTCCAGCCTCAACAGCACCTCCCGCCATGCGGCCCTCAATTGAGGCCGAAGCAGGACCGAAGTTGAAGCCGGGTAGCGTGACACCGGCGGCGCGCAGCCCGAGGATGAGGGCACGCAGGATCAGGAACTCGAGGATCATCTTGGCGACATTGGAAACGAAGTTCGCCGCCATCTTGTCGAAGCTATTCTCCGCCGTAAGTGCGAAGTCCACGACCGACCCCGCAAGATCAGAGGAGAACGTCTTGGCAGCTCGAGAAGCGATATCATTCCAGGTGCTGGTCGACTTCTCGCGCAGCTTATCCAGACTCTCCTGCATCCTCTGGAACCCGGCAACACGGGCAGCCTGGATATCTGGATCAGGTACACCGAGGGTACGCAGCCGCTCCTCGGTTTGATCGAGAGTTCGATTCAGTTCATCGATAACCGGCTTGGGATCACGACCAGCCCGAATGAGAGCCTCGGCCGCTTTCTCGGCTTCCGAGTAGATCGCACCGAAGAGTTGACTGACCTGTTCATTCCCGCGCCGGATAGCATCCAGCATAACGTCCATAGGCGTGCCGACACGGCTGCCAGGGGCGGCAGTATTAAAGCGCTCTATGGCGTCTTGGAAGCCGCGCAATTCATCCTGGTCTGCACGACGGAACAGGGACAAAGCCTCGGCGCGCTGGCGCTCAGCCTGCATCCGTTCACGTTCGCGCCGCGCTTCTGCTTCACGAGCATCTGCGCTCTCGGACTGATCGATCTGTGCGATATCACGCCGCAGCTTCTCGCGAATCTGTGTGACCCGCTGCGCTAGAGTCTGCGCATTTCCCTGCGCATCGCGAAGCTGACCCTCACCGGAGATGCGAGCAGCATCCTGTTCCGCCTGGGCGGCCTCACGACGCAACTTGGCGCGACGATCCAGTTCCTCGATCTGCGAACGGTTATCTGCACGCGCTTGCGATTCACGATTACGGCGCCCTTGTTCGGCCGCCTGAAGAGTTTGCTGGACCTCGGTACTCTCAATGCGGTCCGTGATCTGCTGACGTTCAAGCCGCATATCAACGATACGCCGCTGATGCTCAGCAATCTCGGCTTCTAGCTGACGACGCCTGCCCTGACCAATGCGCTCAGGCTGCAACTCAAGACCAGTAGCCTGATTAACTTGACCAGTGATGATACCAGTTTGTAGCTGACCCTGGACCGTTCGAATTCGCTGTTCAGATTCTGCCAACTGCCGATTCAGGCGAGTCAGCATTTCTGGATCCGTCTCGCCCCCCGTGCCTCGCCGCACGATATCGGCCGCCAGACCGGCCGCGCGCAGCATGGCCGCGATACCGGCGCTCGCACCGACCTTCTCGTCGATATGCGCGATCAACTGAGTCCATGAAGTCTTTGCGACCTCGAAGGACTGCCGCACACTGAGCGGTATGCCCTTCAACTGCTCAGCGATTCGCTCACCAGCACGCAACAGAGCAGGGAAAACGTTGCGGGCGACAAGTCGTCCTTCCTCGCCCATCTTCCGGAGTTCACCCACGGACACGCCCAATTCACGGGCGAGCTCCTGCGCTAGGAGGGGGGTGTTCTCGAGAACAGACCGGAGTTCTTCACCGCCCAGCCTGCCAGACGCAAGGCCCTGGCCGAGCTGAGTGATAGCATTGATCGCTTCCTGCGGTCGGTTACCAGACACACGGGCGAAATTCGCCAGCGTCTCAACAAGCTGATTGACCTGCTGATTCGTAGCGCCGATAGAATTCAGCGCAACGCGAAAGCGAACAAACTGATCCGTAAGATCAGAGATCGGTGCGCCTGTGCGACGCGATATTTCCGCCAGACTATTGAACGTCTGCCTTGCCGCTTCCCGGGAACCCCCCAGGAGGAATTGCATTCGTGTGAGCGACTGGTTGATATCGTCCATCTGCAGGACGAGATCACGACCCAGGCGAAAGGCTTGCAGAACAGCGAAAGCAGCGACGGCCTGACGGATATTCCGCACCAGACCTGTGAGACTAGTGCTCGTATCGTTGAGACTCTTCTCTACATTGGCAGAGGTATTCTTGGCCGAGCGCTCCAATTCCTCGAAGCGCGTGTTCACTCGCTTGAGGCTGGCCTCAAGTCCGTCTAGCTTCGCCCCAAAGGCGATAACAAGTTCGGCGGAAGCCATCAGCGATACTTCCTCTCCAGACGCTTGATCTCCTGTTGAATGCCCTTATCATAGGCTTCGCGGAGTTGCTTGCCGACCTCTCCATGCGCGCTGTTAGCGATCTGTCCGGCCGCGCGAGAGAAGAACGAATTCGTGGGCATGATGCCCGTGGAACGTCCAGTCGTCTTCTGGCGTCGAGCCCGAGTACCTGCCACGACCAAATGGAAGTGGCGAGCCTTGGGGGCCACGACCGTATGAACCGATGCCTTCCTTCGCCTCGCACTCCCCTTGGCTGCACGAGCGGCTTGACGCATAAGCCCTACCTTAGCCCCGTTGCGCCCCGCTCCATAGGCAATCGCACGAGAGATCGCACCCGGGAACTTCCGGAGATTACGCACGCGAGAAGCTCGAATGGAACGCCAGAGTCGGGCACTCTCTGGCGCTCTACGATTCTTCCTCCTATTCCGGGGGGCACTACGGGCCGCCAACCGCGCGACAGCCCGCGCCTGACGGATAACCCACTCGTCCATGATCTTCTTCACGACCTTCGCTGGAAGATTATTGAGGGCAGCCATGAG